ATGGACAAAAAAGGCAGGTTCAAGCGGACAGTCTGGTGATTATGAATATATTAAAAATTCAAGAATTATTTCATTTGGAGAGTTTATCATAGAAGATGTAATGAGTGACTTGAAAAAGGTAACCAAGTCAAAGAGTGATAGTGAAATCTCTCTGGATGATGGGAACGATATTCCAATAGACCCACTTACAGCGGAGATTTTGGTTAAATATATAGAAGGATTAGGTTCTTCAGAGAAAAATAAAACTATTAAACAAATCCAACGGACTGAAAGAGCATTCATGAAAGTTCTTGGAAAAGCACACGGAGCGTAAAGAATGGCTATTACAAAATCTGCAATTACCCTACAGGATACAAATACCAAGTACAGGGTAATGACTACTGGACTTGCTGGTGATGCTACGGAATTAGCTGATAGTGTGTTTGCTGATTTATCCACATTGAAATATGCCACAACTACGATAACTCTGGCTGCAGCACCAACGACAAATTTTTGTATTGGAGAAATACTAACAACAAACGATAGTACGCCAGTATTCATGGTAGTACAAAATTATACAGCTGGAGCAGCAACAGTAGATGTTTATAGATGTACTAGTGGTACAGATAATACGGCTTTAGGTTGGCCAGTAGGAACCGCAACAGAGGTTGCGGTAGGTAAGTCTCTCACAGGTAGTGTATCTGGATTAGCTTCACAACTTACACACGGTAGTACAAGATTATCAATTAATACACCAACTGTAAATCTTAGACATCTTTGGTGGGATATAGCATCAACCATTACTTATGCACGAATTTATTTTGATGGAAGTACTACAGAAGAAGATATTGCATATTTGAGAGGTGGTTCTACTGGTTCATGGGATTTTGCATCATGGGGCTCTTCAATAACTATGGGAGCTGCAGCAGGAAATACTAGTAATGTATTAGGTGATATTAATGTAACAACAGTCGGAGTTGGAGCTGCCGATACTTACACTATTGGACTAGAAGTACAAAAAGTTGCTGGTTTTAATACACCAGTATTTGAAAAAAATGGTACACTAGGTTATACTTTAGACAAAGCCGGAACAGGAGGAGCTTACTAATGAAAACATTTAGCGAATTTATGGAAGAAATTATGGAATTTACAGCAGTGAAAAAGAGAATGGATAAGGGCTCTGATGCTAAGAAGAGGCGAAGAGAAGATAAACTAAATTATAAGAAGAATAAAATAAAAATAAAAATGGCACGTAAGAAAAGAAAGAAGAAGGACGACTCTTCTGGTGTAACAAAGAAGAGAGATCGTATGGCCGCACAAGGCAAAACTCTTTCTGGTGATAGACAAACTAAACGAATTAAATAAGATGAAAACATTTAAAGAGCTCGTTGAGGCTATGACAATGAGTCAAAGGCTCAAACGAGGCAGACAAATGAAAGTTAAGGGTAAACTTATTGCCAGAAAAAGAGCTCTTGCAATGAAGAAACCGCCTAGTCCAGATAGAATAAATAATGCTGTAAAGAGAGCTGTGAGACAAAAAGCGATATCAATAGTTGATAAACAGGGTATCTATAAAGGTGCATCAGCTGGGATGAAACAGAATATTGAGAAAAAGGCAGATAAAAAAGTAAAAATGTCAGGAGCAAAGTGGTACAAAAGACTCAGACCACAAGTTAGAGCAAAAATGAAAGATGCTTATAAAACCCGAATGGGCAAAGGTTCAACCAGTGTAATCCACGATGAAGACTAGGAGAGAGCAATGAGATTAATTAGTGAAGAGGCTAGCAATGTAGAGTTTCTTACTGAAGCTAAAAAAGATGGGGGTAAGAACTATTTTATTGAGGGTGTCTTTCTACAGTCAGATACTAAAAATCGGAATGGCAGAATTTATCCTAAAGCTATCCTTCAAAAAGAAGCAAAACGGTATACTGAAAAGTTCATCAATACCAAGAGAGCTTTTGGAGAACTGGGGCATCCCGATGGCCCAACGGTCAACCTTGAGCGGGTTTCTCACATGATTGAGGAACTTCAAGAGGTTGATAGTAATTTTATGGGGAGAGCCAAAATTCTGGACACTCCATACGGTAAAATAGTAAAGAATTTAATTGATGAGGGTGCTCGGTTGGGTGTCTCGTCAAGAGGTATGGGTTCGTTGAAACCCGTAAAGGACGGTATTCAAGAGGTGCAGGACGATTTTTATCTCGCTACTGCTGCTGATATAGTTGCTGATCCTTCGGCTCCCGATGCATTCGTTCATGGAATCATGGAAGGTAAAGAGTGGATTTGGGATAATGGGCTTCTTAGAGAACAAGAAATCCAAGAAATTAAGACTAAAATAGAGAAATCTTCAAGAAAAGACAGAGAACAGACGCTTGTCAAGGCATTTGAAGATTTTATTATCAAATTGTAAAGTTTATATTTTTATAAATAATACTAGTAAGATTTATTTAACCAAACAGGAGATTTTAAATGTCTGAAGAAATTTTGGAACAACAGTCTGAAGATGAAGAACTGGAAGAAGCAACAAAAGCTGCTGTGAAGTCTTCAGGCAGAAAAATTAAAGAACAAGATGATGAAGAAGAAGAAGAAGAAGAAGAGTCTGATGATAAAGAAAAAGAAGTAGATGAAAAATACGAAGATGAAGAGGATGAGGAAGAAGAAGAAGTAGAAGAAGCTTATACGGTTCCCAAAACTAAAGCGGGAATGGTAAAGGCTATCTATGATTCTCTCAATTCCATGAAAAAAGCTGAACTTTCTGATTCTTTTGCGAAAATCTTAGGTTCTACTCTTGTCGAAGAAGACGAAGAGGAAGATGATGATGAAGAAAAAGAAAAAGCTGCACCTTTTGAATCAAAGAAACTCAAAAAGGAAGACCTATCAATAGATGTCAAAGAAGACATTGATGCCATTTTAAGTGGCGAAGACCTTTCTGAAGAGTTCAAATCCAAAGCTTCAACTATTTTTGAAGCCGCAGTTTCTGCTAAGGTCATTTCGGCAGTAAATGAAAGAATCGAAACTTTTGAGGATGATTACCATAAATCACTCAATGAAGCTAAAGAGGAACATAAAGTAGCCGTGACTGAAAAAGTTGATAGCTATTTGAATTATGTTGTTGAAGAGTGGGTCAAGGAAAATGAACTAGCATTAGAAAAAGGAATTCGTTCTGAGCTAGTTGAAGATTTCATGACCGGACTCAAAAACCTCTTCCAAGAGCATTACATCGACATCCCAGAAGAGAAAGTTGACCTAGTTGACGATCTGTTTGAGAAAGTCGAAGAGCTTGAAAAGCAATTGGACGAGACAGTAAATCATAATGTAGAAATTAAAAAAGAGCTTTCTCAGTTCCAGAAAGAAGAAACTTTGCGAGAGGTTTCTGAGGACTTAGCTGATACAGAAAAGGAAAAGCTTGAAAAATTATCAGAAGGTGTGGACTATGAAGATTCCGAGCAATACAAAGAAAAGCTTGTAGTCATCAAGGAAAATTATTTTCCGAAGACCTCTGAAACCGCTCAATCTCTAACAGAAGATGTTCAAAATACTGAAGCTGATGTAGAGGTTGAAAAAACTGATCCAAGTATGGCAATTTATACCAAACATTTGTCAAAACATGGTACTAATTAGTTTATTAACTTTTATTAACTTTTAACAACTATTTACTTTAGGAGATAAAAAATGTATTTAGCTGAAGGACTTCAAAAGAAGTGGGGCCCAGTCTTAGACCATGCAGATATGCCTAAGATTAAAGACCCTTACAGAAAAGCGGTTACAGCCGTTCTTCTGGAAAACCAAGAAATAGCAATGCAAGAAGCTGGCCAACAAGGTCAAGGTTTATTGACAGAGGCTATTCCTACCAATAACATGAGTGCTGGTGCTGAAGTACAGTATGCAGACCCAGTATTGATTTCCATGATTCGGTATGCAATGCCTAATCTTATGGCTTATGATGTCTGCGGTGTTCAACCAATGACAGGCCCAACTGGACTCATTTTTGCAATGAGAGCAAAATATGATACTCAGTCAGGTACAGACATGAAAGCTGAACCAGATGTTACTCATTCTGGTATTGCAGCAACACCTAATCCTGCCGGTGCAGGTACTGCTGCTACTGACTTTTCACAAAGTGGGACAGCAGATCACGTTCAACAAGGCCTCAGTACAACATTAGGTGAAACTCTTTCTGATGCTGGGAGTCCTGCTCATGGTACTCAGTTCCAAGAGATGGCATTCTCGATTGATAAAGTTACTGTAACGGCAAAAACAAGAGCTCTGAAGGGTGAATACTCTATGGAACTCGCACAAGACTTGAAAGCTGTTCATGGTCTTGACGCTGAAACAGAACTGGCCAACATCATCTCTACCGAGATTTTGGCTGAGATTAACCGTGAAGTAGTACATACTATTTATTTTGGTGCTACAAGTGGTGCTCAACATAACGTAACAAACACAGGGAAGTTCGACCTTGATACTGATTCCAATGGTCGTTGGTCTGTTGAGAAATTCAAAGGACTGATGTTCCAAATTGAACGTGAAGCTAATGCAGTAGCAAAAGCAACACGGCGTGGTAAAGGTAACATCATCATCACATCTTCAGATACAGCTTCAGCTCTTGCTATGGCTGGTGTTCTTGATGGTGGAGCAATTGATGATACAGGTAATACCTTTGTTGGAACACTTAATGGACGATATAAAGTCTATGTTGATCCATATTTCAATGCTTCCTCAACAAACTTCTTTGTTGTTGGATATAAAGGCCCCAGTGCTTATGATGCTGGTCTGTTCTACTGCCCATACGTTCCATTGCAAATGGTTCGTGCGGTTGGTGAGAATACTTTCCAACCAAAAATTGGGTTCAAAACACGTTATGGAATGGTAAATAATCCATTTGCACGTGGTACTCAAGAGCCTTTTGACGGTACAATCACGGCTGGCACAAATGATTATTACAGAATTGTGGAAGTGCTTAACTTGATGTAAGGGAAAACACTTTTTGTGTTTTTATCAAGGGGGAGAATGGGAAACTGTTCTCCCCTTTTTTGTTTTCTATCCTTACTAAATATACTAGAAAGGATATTTTATGTCAGCACTCCAGAATCTTCCAGCCAATCTTAGTTACTTATCTCCAGTAGGTTTCAAGTTTTCACTTGCTAATTTTCCAGAAGTTACATATTTTTGTCAAGCTGCTAATATTCCTGGCATTTCTCTATCCACAATACCAATACCATTACCATACAAAGATATAGAAGAACCTGGCGATACTGTATCTTATGAAGAATTGACTATTCGGTTTATAATTGATGAAAATATGAAGAACTGGTTATCCATATATGATTGGATTACGGCTCTTGGATTTTCAACCCCAGAACATGCACAGAAGAGACAAATACTAAAAAATAATATGGAACTGAAAACTGATGCAGTTCTTACTGTGCTGACCAGTAATATGAACGCCCAAATGAATTTTAAATTCTTTGAGTGCTTCCCATTAAACCTTTCATCTATTAGTTTTGATGCCGCTGGAACTGATATAGATTATGTTGTAGCTGATGTATCATTCAGGTATGATTTGTATGAAATTGAAAATTTGTTGAATAATGAAACATCCTACATAGGAAAGCCTGTAAATCGTAATGCATAGGAGGTGATTTGAAACTTGAAGAAATTCAAGAACTTTGGAATAAAGATCGTGATATTGATATTGAAAATCTGGCAACTGAATCAGTAAAAATCCCACAAATACATGACAAATATCTAAAGATTTACATAGACGAGCGTATTAGGCTCAAAAGTTTAGAGTTTGGCTTAGCTAAAATGACTAAGCTCAAGCTAGAATACTATGCCGGAACTCTATCCAATGAAGAACTCACAGAGCACAACTGGGAGCCATTTCTTACTAAGATTATTAAGACTGAACGATACACATATCTAGATTCTGATGAGGATTTATTTAAGATAAAAGCGAACATTACACTCATGCAAGAAAAAATAAATTATGTAGAGTCTGTGATAAAAATGATCAACAATCGGGGGTTTCAAATTAAAAGTGCCATTGACTGGATAAAGTTTAAACATGGAATCGCATGATGTAACAATCACCAAAATTGATGAAGTACACATTCGCGTAGATTGTGAGCGAGGACTCGCTCAAGAAATTTCAGACCACTTTACCTTCTTGGTTCCTGGCCATACGTTCATTCCTGCTTATCGTAAGCGTCTTTGGGATGGGAAGATTCGATTATATAATACGATGAATCGCATGTTATATCATGGTCTATTGAAACATCTATGTAAATTTTTATATCTGAGAGAATACACCGTCAAGTTTGAATCTGATTTTGAAGTTAAGAAATGTGAGCTCCCGACAGATTTTCTAGCCTCATTGAAAATTCCATACAATCCGCGCGACTATCAGTTAAGTGCTGTAAATCATGCTCTTTCAAATAATCGGACATTATTGCTGTCTCCCACGGCATCAGGGAAATCGTTAATCATCTACATATTAGTGAGGTGGTGGAGAACTAAAACACTCATCCTTGTGCCAACCACATCGTTAGTTTCTCAAATGTACACGGATTTTCAGCAATACGGATGGGATGTAGCGAACAACTGCCATACGGTCTTTGCAGGGCGAGACAAGGGCTCTGAATTGCCTGTGATTATTTCTACTTGGCAAAGCCTATATAAGATGCCTCAACAATATTTCGAGCAGTATGAACTTGTAATCGGTGATGAAGCTCATGGGTTTAAGTCAAAATCGCTCACCTCTATAATGACCAAATGCGTCAATGCCAAATAT